TAAATTCTTCTTCTCCAGTATTATAGTCGCTACTTTCAACTATCTGAGTTTGCATAGCATCATAATTAAATACCTGTGTAGCCGAACCAAAAAGGTTAACTATAAAACTACTTGTAAGGAAAGTAGGTAGCGTACCTGTACCATCCCAATAAGGTTCATATATGTATATCTTTAATATTCCATCATATGGAACAACTATTGTGTTTTTCCATGTAGGAGAAACAGTACTAAAAAAAGATAGTAATGTTGCCGTAGCACTCCATACTGCACTATTATTTAAAAATTGTGTTGGTATTGTTATGTCGGTAGGGGATAGTTCAATTCTATATCTAGGTCTGCCATTGGCATAATTAGTATCATCCCACGCAATATTTAAGTAATCACCTGACTTTATTGGAACAGGATCACTAAATATAAAGTTTGTTAAAGATGCTTCGTTTAATACATATGATGTAAATTGTAACCCACCATTGCCATCATATTTATTAATAGTAGGAGTTCCTGCTACAGTAAAAGCATCTGGTGTACTAAATGTCCAAGATTGGAAAAATCCATTTAGCATACCTGCTACATTGTTTATAGGGCTAATAAGCTTTAATGAATTTTTGCCTCTATTTAATGTAACTGACAAAGATTGCCCAACTTGTTTAAAGTCGTTAGTGGCATCTACTGTTACTGCTGCTGGGAAAGAACCTGTTACAGTTACGCCAGATGTTGATATATATGTGTATGTGTAATATTTATATGTAGACTCCCTTGTTACTGAACCATAGCTCTGTATCATCCAATGATTATCTTGTTGGTATATCTCCCACCCATATATCCTACAAAACATTTCTAGTATCTCATAAAAAGTATAATATTCCCCAGGTTGTTTAGCAAAAAAGTTCTTCTTAATTGATATAAAATCAATGTTAGGAGCTGAAACAGAACCTGTTTCGTAGTATTGATTAACCCATATATCTAATGTTAAATCAGTTTTTCTTAAACATTCACTAACATATTGTATAATGGGATTGCTACTTGTTGCTAAAAAACCCAATAGATTATCTACATTAAAATAATATTTGCTATTTTTTAACCTAGATAAACCATCTATAAAAACAAGAGATATTTCTTTTATCCCTATAACATTAAAGTTAACATTTTCAACAGGCGAATAAACACCTGTCCAAATAGTCGAACTAGATGTAAAAGTACCTGAATAAGAGCCTATCTCTAATGTTAGTCTAAAGTCATCTTCATATGGGCTAAAGAAATCTAAAACATTAAAGTTTTCATCTATAATAGCATTTACTGTTGCTCTAGTTGCTATTATCGGAGTATATGAATTACCCTCATTGTCTATGGTTTCTATGACAATAGGGGTTACACCGCATTTTAAAGCGTATATAGCCCCTGTGTAATCCTTCTTTAATATTCTTAATCTATATGCAGATAACGCTTGTGACGGATCTTGCACATAAATATTATTGAATACCATTTCGTATTTTACTCCGTATGCCATTTAGAATGTTGTATTATTGTTTCTTTGAGCCTTGTTCATCAAAATTAGTAAATCATTTCCGCTTATCCTTGCTTCTAAAGAACCTCCACCACCACCCATTAAACCTTTAAGTTTATCTAATGGTGCAATTACTTCAGGGTTAGATTTAGCTCCTGGATACTCACCCATTAATCCCATTGTAGGGCCACTAACTATACCGCCATCGGCAAACTTAGAAACACCTTTATCCTTTTTGGTCATTTTAGATTTTAAAAATGCCCCAGCGGCTACCGCAGCTATACCGACTCCTAATGCTACAGGCCATGTAAGAGGATTTGAAAATAAAGCAGTTGCGATACCAACTAAAACCGCATATTCAATCAATGATTTACCAACATTAATTAAAGCGTCAGCTATTAATAATCCTAATGAATTAAATATATCTACATTTTCACCAGCAAATGCCTTGCCTAAGCTATCTGCAAGTAATGTAATACCATTAGCGATTAAATTATTAATTGAACTATTTATGCTATTAGCAGTTTCTTTCCAGGTTTGTTCCAATAAAGCTATTTGAGCCAAATTGTTTTCTATTCCTTGATCTACACCAGATGTATCAATATTCTTATCAGCATTAAACTGACTTTCTTTTAATGCAAGTAATTCTTTATTGGCATCTTTTAATGATTGAATATTTGCATTTCTATTGTTTTTATTTAACTTTAAATCAAACTTAGCTTTGTTTTGAATGCTAGTTATGTCATCATCTAAGAACTTTTGATTTATACCTCTAATTGCATTAGCGATATTAATTGCATTTTGTTTTTTAATTTGATTTGCCTTTTCAGCAGCTTCTATTAATTTTTGTTCATATTTTGCCGCTGCATCTGCATCTGCATTTCTTATTTTTTGTATTTCATCTAAAGTTTCTTTTTCAACTGCTAATCTTTTAAACTTAAACTCATTAGCTATATTTAATAATTCTGTACTAGAAGCCTTGTTAAATTTTGCTTTTTCAACTGCTAGCCTTTCTTCTTCTTTTAATACTTCAAGACCGATAGCTCTTTTAACGAACATATCATCTTTGTATAATGCTTGTTCTGCTTTTAATGAATTTAATAAACTATCATCTTGTTTTAATGTAGGTTTTGTTGTTTTTTGATTGCCAGATTTTGAATAAGGATTATTTAGACTAGCTATTGTAGCAGAAACATTTAATTCTTCTAATCTTCTTAATAAACCTTCTGCTTGTATAACTCTATTTTGAGCTTGTTGTACATCGCTATCAGTTAATCCTAAATAATCTAAAACATGAATACCTTTACCAGTAGAAGAACTTATTTTATTTCTATCTTCTATTATCTGTAATTGTAATTCAGCCATTTTTTTGCCAGTCACTTCTGCTAACTGTTGTGCCCTTATTGCTTCTATATATGTATATACCGCTTGAGTGGCATCTCCCATACCTTTAAGCTTATCAGCCTCCTCTTTATTTACCTTGCCTAATTCTTCTTTAATTTCTTTAAATGCAGCTAGTCTTGTGTTTTCTGATTTTGTATAATCATTACCAATAGCTACTAATGCAGTAAGCCTTTGTATATTTGAATCATTATAACTTACCGCAGTCTTTACCTCTTCATTGGTCTTTTTTAGACTTTCAGTAAAAGCGTCTACGGTCTTTTTAGTTCCAAATAAGCCCATATCCCATGCAGTAATAAGAGCTATCAATCCAGAAAAGGCAGCATAGATAGCACCTGTCCCTGTTGCTAAAGAACCAAATAATGCAGGTAGGTTATTTTGAATACCTCTAAATCCATAAGGTAAATCCTGTAATACTAATGCAAGACTTGTCCATTGCATATTATTTTTCTTTAATGACACACTAGCCTCATCTAACCCCTTTTTAGTTTTAGGCAAGATATTGTTAGTCATATTTGTTCTTGCATAAGCCTGAGCTTCTGCCATAGCCTTATTTTCAATCCTATTGGTAATAATCTTATATTGAGTATCTAGATCCTTAAATGCTCTTGTATTCTCTTGACCAGCTACAACTAAATCAGTCATTGCCTTTTTAACAACAACAAGCTTTTTTTCTAAAACACCAGCAGTTTCACCAAACTTTTTTGCAGCAAAATCTATTTTAGTAAAAGAATCTTCTACACCGTTGTTTATTTTCATAAACTCTGTAGATTGCTTTTGCAAGTCCTTTAATACACCTGCTGCAATAGACATATTTTTATTGTAATTGTCTATATTCGCTTTGAGGACTACACTAATTTGTTCTTCTGCCATTATATTATAGGTTTAACAATTTTATATTTTTCTAGAACTGCTTTTAATTCTTCTTCTGTCATTACTCTTTGCTTTACAAAGTTACGAGTATCGCAGTCTAATTCAATAAGCTCTTGTGGCTTAACTTTCTTGCCCTTTGGTAATTGAATGTTTATTAGTAGTGTTGTCTGCCATCTGGTTCTAATCCACTTCTGTTCTTCCTCGTGTCTATATCCGTACCACACAAAATCTAATTCAGCCATGGTCATCTCCCAAAACAAATGGGGAAGCACTTTGCACTCCCCCATTGTATATCTTTCTATGTCAATCCACTCTAATTTTTTTTTACTCCATCCTTTTTAGTTGACTTTGTTGGCTTATCTTCTATGCCGCTATTCATACTTTCTGCAAGTGCTGCCATTACTTCTTGGAACTTATTGCCCCCCATTCCACCCATATCATCTATCCAATCACACACTTCCATTTCTGTAAAATTTGGAGTGATGCCTTGAGAATATAATGGGTATTCAGCAGCCGATTTCATCAAGTTAACAATAGCGTCAAGTGAATCTTTGCCACTTAAAGCTTCTCCTATGTCAGAAGGCCCTATCCCTTGTAATTGACAGAATCTTTTAAGACTCCAAGTACAAAAACGCATTGGTATCTTCTTTCCATCGGAAAGAGTTAGTTCAAATTGTCCTCTCATATGTTTGGTTTTTTGGTTTGTTTTTACTATGCGTTAGTACCTGTAGCTAAAGCACCTGTTCCTTTGAAAGATACTGAATAAGTGGCTGCGTTTTCCATATCGGCAGTTATATCAACACTTTCAATAAAAGCTTGTCCAGACCAATATACATCACCAGGGTTAACGGTAGATGCACTTGATACTGTAGTAAACATTACTGTAACAGCAGTTCTAGCGGTTGCTAAAATCATTAACTCATCTGTGCTTACATAAGTTGCAAGAACTCCTGGTGCAACTGTTGATAAACCGTCTGTTGTTACAGACCATGATCTTTGTCCACCAATCTCATCTGCCCATCCACCTGATTGTTTTGTAGATGCATCTGGAGCATCTATTGCCAAACTTAAAGAACAAGATGTAGAGTGCCCTAATACTTGTCCATTGACTAGAACTACTAATGAAGTTCCGTTAAATAATCCTACTGTTGCTGCCATTTTATTTTATTTTATATTATGTTATTTGATTCACGAAATGTTCCATTGTTATCACCCTTCTAAACACATATGCCTCATCCACATAGTCAAAGGTAGCAATATTACTACCAATCTTACAAGTCACTATTTTAAAGTCAGGTGCAGTACTAGGATAATCTTGAGGTCTAACACCTACTATTTCTAATAACTCATTTGCATAAGTATCAACAGTTTTCTGCCCTACTTCTCCTGCTTTAAAAGTTCTATAAACTATGTCAAATTGGATAGTAACATCAAATGCAAATGTTTGCTTGTTGCTATTGTCCACTTGTGTCTGACTACTTATAATCAAAAAAGGCGGTTCTACTGTGTCAGGTGCTATGGTATCATAGGCAGCTAATGAGTAGGAAGCCGAGATAAACTTATCGTAATAAGCTTTCCTTAATGTATATCCGCAATCCTTCATTTTGGTACAAATTTAATGAAATATATTTATATCTTAGTTGATACATTTTTTATACCATTTACCATAGATTGGTAATGTTCTGCAAATGCACTAAATAAGAATGGTCTATGTGGAAGGTTGACCTTCCTTTTTGGAGTTGGCTTTTTAAATGTTAACGCATATGCCTCAAGGCTATCCATTTTAACACCAGGATATAAAGATGCTTGAAACTTATTTCCTGTTCCAAATTCTACATAAGGAGCATATATAACATTCTTATTACCAGCACTTACAAATCCACCTGTGTTAAAATTAAATGATCTATGTGTTATACTATTTTTTAATCTTTTTGTCTTGCCTACTGGGGCCTCTCTTTTAGCTGAGTCTTGTATTTTTTGGATAGTATCATCCATCACTTTTTTAACATTAACTGATACTACTTCAGGTGCTCTTCTTAATTTCTTTTCTAAAGAATCTAAGCCTACAAAATCTACACTTAATCCTGCCATTACTTAAGGGTTGAACATCCTATTAAATAATATTGATTCAAGTCAGCTTCGTTGATAATAGAGTTAATCATATAAGTTCTTGACTTCCAAGTTATTACAAGAGCATTAGTAAATGTCTTGCCTGTTGTATATCTGATCCTAAATGTAACTCCATCATTAAGACTATCCCTACCTGTTATATTAGTCCTACTATTGGTATTATTGACCAATTCAGCCCAACAAACATAGTATGATACCAAAGTATTCACAAAGCCTCCTGCACTATCAGAAACGCTTGTTTTGCTATTAAATGTAATCCTATTTTTTAATTTTCCTATCATTAGAAGATAATACTTACCCTTTTGTAAGGTTTCATTAGTTCGTAAGCCGTTGTTAAGTTAGCTGAAGGCTTAGTGCTTTCAACACTTGATTCTCTGTACTCATATAAATCACCTACCATCTTCAATAAAGCCGTTTTCATAGACTCTGGAGTAGTGGCATATCCACAAGTATAAGTGAATCTAAAGTCACTCATAAGAGGTGAATTAAAGTAAACCTTTTTGTAGGTATCGCCTATAACTCTATAATCACCAAGTACCATTGCTACCCAATCAGCACCATCCCAATATTCTACCAATGTAATACTGTTTATAGGAGCATAAGGAAGCTCTATAAACTCATCTACATAAGCTACTACCTTTAGGGTTCTAGCAGTCATAGCAACTGAAGCGTACTGCTC